TGGTAATTTATGCTTGGTTAGTTGCACAAGATTATTTTAAAGAACTTACGGACCAAGATGTAAGAAAAAGATTATATGAAGAACAGAAAAATCAAATAGAACAAGACATGGCACCATTCGGATTTATGTCAGATGGACTGGACGAAAATACTTTTGTAGATGGTGAAGGTGACAGGTGGTATGTTGATGAATATGGAGATAGAGCTTACATGTGGGAGTATTTAACTTAATGGAGCTAGACAAACAAATAAGGTTAGGGCATCTTCTTCTTGTAGACAGGAAATGTAGAGTTTGTGGGGAGATGAAAAATCTTATAGATGGGTTTTACAGAACTCGTAAAGATAGAGGTCCGGTGGCATCTTCATATTCTTATGAATGTAAAGAATGCACTGTACAAAGAATTTCAAATTCAAGAAGAGGGAACAAAGTTTCTTGCGACTGGCAATATCCAGATTGGTAGTGCTCACTTCCAGTTTCCCCTGTGTAAAGTAAATTTTTAATAAATATTTTTTAGATAAACTGAGATTTACGGAGAAAAACATGGCGACTCCTCAATTATCTCCCGGAGTACTGGTAAGGGAGGTTGATTTAACAGTAGGAAGAGCTGATAATGTTTTAGATAACATTGGTGCGATTGCAGGACCTTTCCCTATCGGACCAGTTGACTACCCAATTGACATCACTACGGAACAAGATCTTATCAATGTTTTTGGTAAGCCCATTTCATCAGACTCGCAGTATGAGTACTGGATGAGTGCTGCATCCTACCTTTCATATGGTGGAGTTCTTAAAGTTGTTAGAACTGGTGGATCCACACTCAATAATGCTAATGCGGGTGTCGGTGTTGCATCAGATACAAGTTTAAAAATTGATAACTACGACGATTACATCAACAACCATTCTGAAGATAATAGTTTTGTCTTTGCGGCAAAGAACCCTGGTTCTTGGGCAAATGGTTTAAAAGTTTGTTTCATTGATGATCTTGCAGATCAAATCATTGGAATCAACACAACTAATCTTGCTGGCGTTGGTGCTACCATTGGATATGGTGTTACATCTTCAGTAACGACATTAATTGCAAACCCAACAGGAACCGCAACTAATTTTACAGGATACGTAAAGGGTATTATTACTGGCGTTTCAACTGATGCCACGAATGGCAATAGTACCATTAGCGTAAAGATTGTTTCTCGTGTTTCTACTGCAGGAACAGAAACAAGTGTTGATTATGCCGAAGGATCTGTAGGTGCTGCATTTACTGCTACTGCAAACCTTAGATTTATTAATAGCGCAGGTACTCAAGCAGGATCTGCTACTGCAGTTACTGTTTCCGATTGGTACAATGAGCAAACTTTAGGTCTCACAAACTCAACGATCTATTGGAAGTCTATTGCACCAAAGCCAATCACCAATAGATATGCTCTTGACAGACAGGGTAAAAATGATGCCCTACATGTAGTTGTTGTAGATGACTTAGGAACAATCAGTGGAAATCAAGCAACTCTTCTTGAGAAGCATCTGAATCTTTCAAAAGCACTTGATGCAGTTTCTGCAGTAAATTCTCCACAAAAAACTTGGTACGAGCAATATCTTGCAGATTTCTCATCTCAAGTCTATGCAGGTGGAAATCCATCGGCTGCGGCAGATGCTTATTGGGGCACTACACCAAGAGCAACAGGATTCTCTACTGGATTCACTCCAGTCACCGTTGCTAACGGTCTATGGGGTCTAAATGCACAGGGAGTAACCTTCAGTGCTATTGGAAATAAAACATACACCTTAGGTGGTGGTGTTGATTATTCGGCATCTGGTGGAATGAAACCTGCCCTGGGAGATCTTATCACCTCATATAATCTCTTCTCAAATAAAGATGAGATTCAAGTTGATTACTTGATCATGGGACCTGGTTTTGATTCTGAGTCAGACACGCAAGCAAAAGCACAATATCTGATTTCTATTGCTGAGCAAAGAAAGGATTGTGTGGCAACAATCGGAGCTCATAGAGCAAACCTGATCGGAATCACAAATACTACCACACAAACTAATAATCTTATCAAGTACTTCAGTTCACTATCATCTTCATCATATGCAGTATTTGATAGTGGATATAAGTATACTTATGATAGATTTAACAATAAGTTTGTTTATATCCCATGCAATGCTGATGTGGCAGGTTTGATGTGTCGCACAAACATCGTTGCCTATCCATGGTTCTCGCCAGCAGGACAGCAGCGTGGAATTCTAAATAATGCAATCAAACTAGCATACAACCCAAATAAAGCACAAAGAGATCAACTCTATCCACAAAGAATTAACGCAATCGTTACTCAACCTGGAATCGGAACTCTTCTCTTTGGCGATAAGACTGCTCTTGGATATGCTTCTGCATTTGACAGAATCAACGTCCGCCGTTTGTTCCTAACCATTGAACAGGCACTTCAGAGAGCAGCACAAGCACAACTCTTCGAGTTGAATGATGAACTGACAAGAGCAAACTTTAGAAATATTGTTGAACCATATCTTCGTGATGTTCAAGCAAAGAGAGGTCTCTACGGATTCCTGGTTGTTTGCGATACCACAAACAACACTCCTGACGTTATTGATAACAATGAATTTAGAGCAGATATCTTCTTGAAGCCTGCAAAGTCTATCAACTACGTAACCCTAACCTTCGTTGCAACCAGAACTGGTGTGAGCTTTGAAGAAGTCGTAGGTAGAGTTTAATTAACCTTTATAACGCCAACAAAGGAGGAAACTAATCATGGCAACATCCAGAGAAAATAAGACAATCTCGCAGTTTAAGTCTGCTCTTATTGGGGGCGGTGCCCGCCCCAACCTTTTTGAGGTTGAACTAGCAAAACTACCAGATGGTATCACTGGTTGGGATGCAGATAACTTCAGATACATGTGTAAGGCAGCTGCTCTTCCCGCATCCAACATTGCATCAATTGACGTTCCTTTTAGAGGAAGAATCTTCAAGGTTGCTGGAGACAGAACCTTTGATACCTGGACTGTAACCATCATCAATGATGAAGGATTTAGACTGAGAAGTGCATTTGAAGATTGGATGGAGAAGATCTCCAAACTAAGCAACAACTTAGGTGCAACTGATCCATCAGCATACATGGTAGATGCAACCGTCTATCAACTTGGAAGAGGTTCTGTTGCCAGCAGCAAAGACAATAGTGGAAGTTCAAATGCGGTTCTTGCGACCTATACATTTGAAAGTATTTTCCCAACCAACATTGCTGCTATTGATCTATCATACGATTCTTCAGATACCATTGAAGAATTCACTGTTGAGTTCCAAGTTCAGTCCTTCAGAAAAGAAGCAAACACGACTCCAAACGGTTAATAAATAGATAAAATCAACAATAAATTATGGCAAAGTTATTTGGATTCTCATTAGAGGATACTGAACCATTATCTCCCAGTGCTGTCTCCCCCGTCCCTCCTAATAACGAGGACGGGGTAGATCACTACATGAGTAGTGGTTTTTTTGGTTCGTATGTTGATATTGAAGGTGTTTATAGAACAGAATATGAGTTAATCAAAAGATATCGTGAAATGGCACTCCACCCAGAGTGTGATAGTGCCATTGAAGATATTGTAAATGAAGCTATTGTTTCGGATAGCAATGATAGTCCTATCAATATTGACTTGGATAATTTAAATGCCAGTGATGGCATTAAAAAGAAGATAAGACAAGAGTTTAAGTATATTTTAGATTTGCTGGACTTCGACAAAAAGTGCCACGAGATCTATAGAAACTGGTATATTGATGGTAGGATTTTTTATCACAAAGTTATTGACTTAAAAAATCCTCACGAAGGAATCAAAGAGTTAAGATACATCGACGCAATGAAGATGCGTCATGTTCGCAAAGAGAAGAAAAAAGACAATAATACTTTTAGAAGACCACCATCACTCGGTGGAATTGAAAATCCAATGGATTTTGATTTTCCAGAGATTGAAGAATATTTTATTTACAATCCTAAAGTTGGATATCCAACAGGAAATTCAACTTCCACTGGAGCAAGTCAAGGTGTAAAAATTGCGAGAGATGCAATCACATATTGCACTTCTGGTCTAGTTGATAGGAATAAAGGATCAACACTATCATATCTTCACAAAGCAATCAAGTCACTCAATCAACTAAGAATGATTGAAGACTCTTTGGTGATTTATAGATTGTCTCGTGCTCCTGAGCGTAGGATTTTCTATATTGATGTTGGCAATCTACCCAAAGTAAAAGCAGAGCAATATCTCCGTGATGTTATGATGCGCTATCGTAACAAGCAAGTATATGACGCAAGCACTGGAGAAATTCGTGACGATAAAAAGTTCATGGCAATGCTTGAGGACTTTTGGCTTCCTAGAAGAGAAGGTGGAAGAGGAACTGAGATCTCAACACTTCCTGGTGGACAGAATCTTGGCGAGATCACTGATATCGAATACTTCAAGAAAAAACTTTATCGTTCATTAAATGTTCCCCCATCAAGAATGGATGGAGAAGGTGGATTTAATCTCGGTCGCTCATCAGAAATCCTGAGAGATGAACTCAAGTTTACGAAGTTTGTTGGAAGACTGAGAAAGAGATTTTCCAATATGTTCTTAGATATGTTAAGAACTCAACTGATTCTAAAAAACATTGTTTCGGTTGAAGATTGGGAGGTTATGAGTGAGCATATTCAGTTTGATTATCTTTATGACAACCATTTTTCAGAACTAAAGGATGCTGAACTACTAAATGAAAGACTTGGTATGGTTCAAATCGCAGAACCTTATGTAGGAAAATACTTCTCTCAAGATTATGTCAGACGTAAGATTCTTCGCCAAACCGACGAAGAAATCCTTGAACAAGATAAAATCATGAAGAAAGAAATCAAAGATGGTATAATCCCAGATCCAAATGCACCTGTTGATCCCGCAACAGGAATGCCATTACAACCAGGAATGGATTTGGGACAACCAGTTATGGAACCAAACTTGGATAATGCTGCAAACGGAGGAGCAACTGAAGTAAATGCAAGAGTTGCCCAAATGGATACAACTCCAATGAGAATGCCCAAGGGTGGCGAGATATAAATAAAGAAAAACTAACTTAAGTATTACAATGGATGACCTTTTAGATATGATCGCTGCTGATGAATCACCATCACAAATCAGTGACAAGATTAAAGAACTACTTTTCAATAAATCTGCTGAGAAGATTGACGATTTTCGTCCAGTAGTAGCTAATTCAATGTTCAATAGCGAAACAGAAGAGGGAGAATGAAATCCTTTAGACAGTTCATTTCAGAGTCAGTAAATATTTCTGGAGACTTCAACGGAAATCTTTACATCAATTCTTCTCA